TTTTGTATCACTATGATACATAATGACTATATAATTTAGACCTATGGAGGAGACGATGCACTTTACCACCGCCGCCTTAACATTTGGAACAGCAATGACTCTTTTCTTCGGGGGAACGTTCGCCGCCGTTCTGCCCTGATACATCCTGATAAATAAAACTGAATATCGTCGGCGCAGACGAGGGAGGTAATGGCAAAAACCATTGACACCTCCCTTTTTTATTGGTAGAATGAATGGAGAGAAATCTTGTAAATGTCCGTAAAACTTGCACTATTAAAATCTGGTGAAACCATCATTGCTGATATTAAAGAACTGATTTCGGAAGAAAATATTTGTGGATACTTGTTTAAGGACCCACATGTTCTTACACTTACAGAGTCTTTATATCTTTCCGAAAAATCGGAAGATGATTCTGTTGGAGTAACATTTTCTCCTTGGATCGTGTTTACTAGTGATAAGGAGATTCCTGTTAGACCAGATTGGTTGGTTACGATTGTAGAACCAGTCAGAGAAATTAAAAAATTGTATGAGGAAAAGGTAAATGGAACAAATAGTGAAGTGTCTTTTACTGAAGAATGACACTGTATTGATTACTGAGATTGTAGAAGTTGGTGCCGATATTGGAGAACCAGACTGTAAACTGACCAATCCTTTTATCCTCAAAAAACAATCCGAAGAGTATTATTTGGAACCTTGGATTGATTTTTCATCACAAACTGAATATATGATTAGTTCTGAGAGTATTATGACTCTTGCAGACCCAACACCTGATTTGCTTTCCAAATACTTTGAGATGATTGCCTGATGCGCTTTTATACAAACGTCCAAATGGTCGGGGACAACTTCCTAGTCCGTGGTTATGAAAATGGTCGCCATTTCATGACTAAGGAGAAGTTCTACCCGACTCTTTTTGTCCCTTCTAATAAAAAAACAAAATATCAAACCCTTGAGGGGGAATATGTTGAGTCAGTTCAACCAGGAACTGTAAGAGAGTGTCGTGACTTTATTAAGAAGTATGAGGGCGTAGAAAACTTTAAGATCTATGGCAACACTGGATACATTTACCAATACATTTCCAAAATGTATCCGGAGGAAGAAATTAAGTTCGATACCAATAAAATCAAGATTACCACGATTGATATTGAGGTTGCATCCGAAAATGGATTCCCCGACGTAGAATCTGCCGCAGAGGAAGTCCTGTTGATTACCATTCAGGATTATGCAACCAAACAAATCCGAACCTGGGGCAAAGGTCCATTCAAGAACAAACAGGATAATGTCATCTACAAAGGTTTTAGGACCGAGTATGAACTTCTGAATGACTTTATTAACTGGTGGATGGTAGAGGAGAATATTCCTGAAGTTGTGACTGGATGGAATAGTGAACTGTATGATATGCCGTATCTTGTGAGGCGTATTGAGAGAATCCTTGGTGAGAAGTTGATGAAACGTCTCTCACCTTGGGGTCTTGTTACTGAACGTGAGATCTTTATTGCTGGTCGTAAGAATATTGCTTATGATGTCGGTGGTATTACTCAGCTTGATTATTTGAACTTGTATAAAAAGTTTACATACAAAGCACAAGAATCCTATCGTCTGGACTACATAGCTAGTGTAGAACTCGGGCAGAAGAAACTAGACCACTCTGAGTTTGATACCTTTAAAGACTTCTATACTAATGGTTGGCAGAAGTTTGTAGAATACAACATCAAGGACGTGGAACTTGTTGACCGTATGGAAGACAAGATGAAACTGATTGAGCTAGCAGTTACAATGGCATATGATGCCAAGGCAAATTATGCTGATGTTTCTTCACAGGTTCGTATGTGGGATACGATTATTTACAATTATTTGAAGAAAAAGAATATCGTTATCCCTCCAAAGGAAAAATCAGATAAGGATTCCAAATATGCAGGAGCCTACGTCAAAGAACCGATTCCTGGAAAGTATGATTGGGTGGTCTCTTTTGACCTTAACTCTCTTTATCCTCATCTTATCATGCAGTACAACATCTCACCAGAGACGCTCTTGGATGAGAGACACCCATCAGCAACAGTTGATAAAATACTTAATGAAGAAATAACATTTGAGATGTATAAGGACAATGCGGTCTGTGCCAATGGTGCTATGTTCCGCAAAGATGTCCGTGGGTTTCTTCCAGAATTGATGGAGAAGATCTACAAAGATCGCACCATCTACAAGAAGAAAATGCTTGCTGCCAAACAGGAATATGAAAAGACACCTACAAAAACTCTTGAGAAAGAAATTGCACGGTGTAACAATATCCAGATGGCTAGGAAGATTCAACTTAACTCTGCTTATGGTGCTATCGGTAATCAGTATTTTCGATATTACAAACTAGCAAACGCAGAAGCGATTACACTCTCTGGGCAAGTTTCTATCCGTTGGATTGAAAACCGAATGAACGGATATCTAAATAAGATTTTGCAAACGGAGGATGAGGATTATGTTATCGCATCCGACACCGATTCAATCTATCTTAATATGGGACCTCTTGTTACTAAATTTCTTAGTAATAAGTCTGACGATAAAACAGCGGTTGTTCAGTTACTTGATAAGATCTGTCAAGACAAGTTGGAACCATTCATCGAACAGTCTTATCAGGACCTTGCGGATTATGTTCAGGCATATGAACAGAAAATGATTATGAAGCGTGAGAATATCGCTGAACGTGGTATTTGGACTGCGAAGAAGCGATATATTCTCAACGTATGGAACAGTGAGGGTGTTCAATACAATGAACCCAAACTGAAGATGATGGGCATTGAAGCAGTGAAGTCTTCTACACCAGCACCTTGTCGCAAGATGATTAAGGATGGTCTCAAACTGATGATGAATGGGACTGAAGATGAGGTTATTGATTTTATTGACCAGTGCCGTAAAGAATTTAAGGCACTTCCGCCAGAAGAGATTGCATTTCCACGTTCGGTTTCTGATGTCGTCAAGTATAGGTCTAATGCCGACATTTATATTAAAGGAACTCCCATTCATTGTCGTGGAGCACTTCTTTTTAATCACTATATTAAGGAGAAGAAACTGACTAATAAATATTCACTTATTAATAATGGTGAGAAGATTAAGTTTCTCTACTTGAAAAAACCGAATATTATTCAGGAGAATGTCATCTCCTTTATCCAAGATTTTCCTAGAGAACTTGGTCTTGACAAGTATATTGATTATGACCTACAATTTGAAAAGAGTTTTGTAGAACCACTCAAGTCTATTTTGGATGCGATTGGTTGGAACGTTGAAAAAACTGTAAACCTTGAACTGTTTTTTGGGCAGTGAAATTACCAATAACTAGAGGTGAATTTGAAGTGATTTTAAAAGTTTTAAAATCTTCATATCCATCCATTTATAATAAACTTTGGTCTTATAAAATGAACTATTTGAATAAGGAGAATAAAGATGGACTTTCTTAAAGACATTGTAAAGGAGATTGGTGACGACTACACCAAACTCGCGGCGGACATTGATGAGACCGAAACTTATGTGGACACAGGTTCGTACATTTTTAACGCACTGGTTTCAGGTAGCGTATTTGGTGGTGTATCTGGGAATAAGATTACTGCTATTGCTGGAGAGTCTTCTACTGGAAAGACTTTCTTCTCTCTCGCTGTGGTTAAGAATTTTCTTAATTCTAACCCCGATGGTTATTGTCTCTACTTTGATACTGAGGCTGCCGTCAACAAGTCACTACTTGATTCTAGGGGCATTGACCTCAATCGGTTAGTTGTAGTTAACGTTGTGACTGTTGAGGATTTCCGTAGCAAGGCACTCAAGGCAGTAGATATTTACTTAAAAAAACCTGTAGAAGAACGCAAACCTTGTATGTTTGTGCTAGACTCTTTAGGTATGCTTTCCACGGAGAAAGAGATTACTGACGCACTTAATGATAAGCAAGTTCGGGACATGACCAAATCCCAACTGATCAAAGGTGCGTTCCGTATGCTCACACTCAAGTTGGGTCAGGCAAACATTCCCATGATTGTTACTAACCACACCTACGATGTCATTGGCGCTTATGTTCCTACAAAGGAGATGGGAGGCGGTTCTGGTCTTAAGTATGCTGCTTCTACTATCATCCATCTCAGCAAGAAGAAGGAAAAAGATGGAACTGAAATCGTCGGAAACCTTATCAAGGCAAAGACTGCTAAGTCACGTTTAAGCAAGGAGAACCAAGATGTTACGGTACGTCTGTATTACGATGAGCGTGGTCTTGATCGTTATTACGGTCTTCTTGAGCTCGGTGAACTGGGCGGTCTCTGGAAAAATGTCGCAGGACGCTATGAGATCGACGGCAAAAAAGTCTATGCTAAAGCAATTCTCAAAGACCCCGATCAGTATTTCACTCCAGAAGTGATGGAAAAATTGGACGAGATTGCGAAGAAAGAATTTAGTTATGGTTGATCTTGATGATCTTATCCATATCTATGAGAATGCATTAGACTATGAGATTTGTGATGTTTTAATTGCCACATTTGATAGTGCATCAAAACATCATGAATCTGTTAGCAATGAAGGAAAACCAAATTTTACTCAGTTTAATCTTACAGAAAACTCTGATATCACAGACGAATTGAGTAAAATTCACAAACAGATCATTAGAACAGTCCAGCACTATCGTGATGTTTATTATGAGTTTGTGGATGCTAGAGTATTTCCTTCTACACATGCATTTGAACAATTTCGGATAAAGAGGTATAATACTGGTGGTGAAGAACGGTTTGATACGCATGTTGATGTAGCAGATTATTCTTCCGCCAGAAGGTTTCTTTCCTTTATGTTCTATCTGAATGATGTTTCTGAAGGTGGAGAGACAGTTTTTAGAGATAAAAAGATTACACCAAAGAAAGGATCTCTTCTAGTTTTCCCTCCTTTGTGGATGTATCCCCATCGTGGCGATCCTCCTATCAGTAATCCAAAGTATATTATGAGCACTTATTTACATTATAAGTAATGGAAAGAATCGAAACTACAATTCTTAGAAACTTAATACGCAGTGAGGATTATTCTCGTAAAGTCATTCCATTTATTGAACCAACATACTTTGAACAAAGAACTGAAAAGGTAATCTTTGAAGAGATTGCTAAGTTCATTGTCAAGTATGGTACTGCCATTACAACAGAAGCTCTAAATATTGAGGTTGAGAATAGGACTGATCTAAACGAGGGTGAAATTAAAGAAACAAGAGAAATTTGTAACTCTTTTACCGACTCTCCAGTAGATCATCAATGGTTGCTAGACACCACCGAAAAGTGGTGTCGGGACCGTGCGATTTATCTTGCTCTGATGGAATCAATCCACATTGCAGATGGAAATGATGATAAGAAGAATCGGGATGCTATTCCAAGTATTCTTTCTGATGCACTAGCAGTATCTTTTGACAATAACATTGGTCACGACTACTTACAGAACTACGAAGAACGATATGAGTACTATCACAAGAAGGAAGACAAAATTGAGTTTGATCTCGAATACTTTAACAAAATCACAAAAGGTGGTTTACCTAACAAGACTCTTAATGTCGCGCTCGCTGGTACAGGCGTCGGCAAGTCTCTATTCATGTGCCACATGGCTAGCGCCGTGCTGCTCCAAGGACGGAACGTTCTCTACATTACAATGGAGATGGCAGAAGAGAAAATTGCTGAGCGAATTGACGCAAATCTCCTGAACGTTCCTATTCAAGACTTGACAGATCTTCCTAAAAAGACTTTCGAGAGTAAGGTTAGTAAGTTGGCATCTAAGACTCAAGGTACTCTTATAATTAAAGAGTACCCTACAGCATCAGCACATAGTGGACACTTTAAGGCACTTCTTAACGAACTTGCACTTAAGAAGTCATTTAGACCTGATATTATTTTCATTGATTACCTTAATATATGTGCTTCCTCCCGCTATAAGTCGGGCATGTCTGTCAATTCATATTCTTATATTAAAGCAATTGCAGAGGAGCTTAGAGGGTTGGCTGTTGAAGCAAACGTCCCTATCGTTTCTGCCACGCAGACCACTCGTTCTGGTTATGGTAGCAGTGATGTTGAGCTTACTGACACTTCTGAGTCCTTTGGTCTCCCTGCTACTGCTGATCTTATGTTTGCCCTTATTAGCACCGAGGAACTCGAACAACTGGGACAACTTATGGTGAAGCAGTTGAAGAACCGATATAATGATCCTACGATTTACAAACGTTTTATCGTGGGTATTGACAGAGCGAAGATGAGACTGTATGATTGTGAACAGTCTGCACAGACCGACATACTTGACTCTGGACAAGAAGACGAGTATGATAACCAAGAAACAAAACCAAAAAAATCATTCGACGGATTTAAATTTTAATGGAACGACATATTGATTTTGAACGCTATCAAAAATTTGTTGATGCGGTTACTAGTGACGCCTCTACTGATTTTCTCGCGCTTTCCGACCGCCTTGTTGCCCTTGATGAGAAGGGTGCCAATATTGAGCGACTTCTTACTGCAGGTGTTGGTATTAATGCTGAAGGTGGGGAGTTTCTTGAAATCATCAAGAAGATGGTTTTCCAAGGAAAACCTTGGAACGACGATAACCGTGAGCATCTTATTATTGAACTCGGTGATCTTATGTGGTACGTTGCTCAAGCCTGCATGGCACTCGATGTTTCATTCGACGATGTGATTGCTACTAATG